TGTGGTTCTTCCCGTGGATTGTTTTCCCGTCTAGCAACAGCGTCATAGGCCCACCAGCTCCCGCACAAAACTCAGCCCTTCCTTGGTGCCCACCAGCAGCAGGCCGGCACATTGCACCCACTCATGCCCGGGGGCATCGCCGCTCAGCAGCTCCTGACGTAGCTCGGTGGCATTACCTGGGCCGATCAGGCGCGCCCGTATGCCGACATCGGCGTTGCCCCCGCCCAGCAGGTCTTTCAGGTCTGCCAATTGTTGATCCCGCTCCTGTTGCTGGGCGGCTTTTCGAGCGGCCAGCGCAGCCAGATCGCCCAGCGGCGAACTGTCGGCGGCGTAGCCTTCCAGCACGGCCAATTGGCCGGCCATCGATTGCTTGGCAGCCTTGACCACCGTGCAGCGCTCCAGGGGCAGCCCTTGCCAGCGCGGTAACGGGCCGGCCCCGGGGATCTCCCACTTGTCGCTCTCAAGTTTCAGCAGGTGCTGGGCGCGCCGCTCGGTTCGCACCAGGTCACCGATCGGCAGCAACGCATTGAAGCGCGACAGACCGCTGGCCAACTGTTCCAGACGTGTGCCCAGGAACAGAATCGACAGGGCATATTGAGGCCCAACCGGACGGCCCGCATCGGTGGCGTCCTCCAGTTTTTTGGCCAAGTGTTCCAGCACATTCGGCGCCGACAGGTAGCGTTGATAGCCCTTGCCCTGGCCGATGCCGCTTTGAAACGGCGTCACCACCAGGCACGACGGCACCTGGCCCAACTGCTGGGCCAATGCAGTACGTCCGGCTTCAACGGCGTTTTTCGCCGCATCACCGACCGGGCCAGGATTGGTGCTGGCCAAACCTTCCAGACCAGCCAGCCGCTGGGCTGTGCTGGCCAGCTCACCGGTGGCCAGATCCTTGGCGGCAGACAGCCCCCCCATCCATTGCGTGGCCTGTTCTGGCCAGCGCATTGTCACCGGTGACCAAGTCATGCTGGCGGCGTCCATTTGATGGCGTCCATAGCTTTGCTGTCTTGCTCGTTGAACGCCTTGGCCAGCGCTTGGCGCAGATTTTCTGCATGCAATTGCGCCGCCTGTTTGAAACGGAAAAGGTCTTGGCCAACATCGCGCAATTGTTCGGCGGTGTGGGTTCTGAAAGCCTTGTGCTGCTCCATGTCGGTACACGCGATATCGGCGGCCAGGCCCGAGAGGATGGAACCGGTCAAATTGATTTGATCGACCAGTGCACTGTCGTAATGAAAAGGCCAGCCTAACGCCTGAGAAACGAACCCGGATTCGGTGTACAGGGCGCACGCCTGGTTGATTTCCTGCTTTTTCTGCTCATTTAGCGAAGCCAGAATCGCAGCGGTGTCGTCAACCCAGTGGTCGTTTTTCCAGACTTGAAGCGGCTTTGGCTGCTTGAGCGTGTAACCGCTGGGCATCGGCGCGAAGCCGTCCAGCGTCAGCGGCTCGCCGGTCTTTATGTTGTACGCGGTCACGCCCTGGAAAAAGTCCAGCAGTTGCCATTTTCCATCAATCCAGCACGCAGCCTTGTGTTCAGGTTCTTCCGGAGGCGGGATTTCGACGCAGCCTGCGGGGATCAGAAAAACGTCGGGTTCCAGCTGGCAGGCCTCGGCCTCGGTCGTGCCGACGTAGCGTCCGAAGGAGTTGGTTTGATAAACGATTTTTCGGTTCATACAGGCAGGCGCTCAGTATTTGATGCAGACGAGAAATGCCACGTTGTCCGGACGGGACTCATGGATCCCGTCTGCGGCGACCGTGACGCCGTGGATGTGGTCACCGGTGGCATAGATGTTCAGGCCGTGGGAGTGAACACCGTCACCGTTGATGCCGACGGCGTGGGTGTGTGCAGCGTGGGCGCTGCCAAACTCTCGCCAGAAGGCTCCGCCGGAGCTGGAACCCATCACCGACCCGGCGAGGTTGCCGCCGACGTTGATGCCTTGGTTGCCCATCAGAATTTGGGTGTTTCCTTCACCAGCGCCTGCTGTCCAGGCCGAGTGACCATGCCAGCCGGCGGCGTCGATATGTCCACCGTGACCGTGCGCACCTGCTCCGGAGGTTGACGCCGCGTGAGTGTGCGAGCGGTTTTGGTTGGCCTGCTCACTGCCCAGCGCCCGGCCGGCATCTAAAGTGCCGCCGTCGCTCCAGGCCCGAATGAACTTGCCGCGCATGTCACGTAAGTTGAAGGTATTCACGCCATCGCCGGCGCCGTACCGGGTGCCGATCACCGCGAACAGCTTGGCGTAGGTGGTTCGCGAAATGGCGGCACCGTTGCACTTCAACCATCCAGGCGGCGCGCTGGTCATATCGAACGCGGCAACCATCCCGGTCATCGAGTCTCCGACCTGTTGCTGCAGCTTGTTCAGCGCGGCGGTCGAAGCAATGATCTGGCTGCTGTTGGTGCCCGGATCGTCGCTGATTGCGTTGGGAACATTGCTCAGCCCGACGTCTTCTTTCTTTGTGCCTCGAGCACGCAAGCGCGGGTAGTCCCCGTTCCTGGCCGCAAGGTAGGTAATCAGCGAAGCGTCGATTGGCTCGACCACTCGCATATCCAGCGCAATGGAAGCGTTGGGAATCTCGGCGAGGGGAACGCAGTAGTGGCCAACGCCGGCGCTATCGGTGTAGTCGGTACGATCGGCTCCGAACACGATCGTGTAGCTGGCCACAACATCGTTGAATTCACGCTTCAGGGCGACATCAAGCCAGGCCACTGTGGGGTAGCTCGGCGGCTCGATCTTCAACGGGGTTGACCGAACGACACGAATCCCCGCGATATAGGCGCCGCCTGGGTTCATCTGGAATGAATCGTTAACCCAATCAATTTTGAAGCCGGCGCCGAAGAAGCACGCTCGGCCATAGACATCACCATTGATCTGCCGCTGACGTTCATCGATGCCCGCCAGGCGCACAGTGAAGTCATGCTGCCAGGTGCTGGCATCGATCTTTACGCCAGTCAGCGCTTGGGCGCCATCGAATGCCACCAGAAAGTTGCGGGTGACGTTGTTGCCGATCTGCAGTGGCGGGATGTTCCTGCGTTTTTGCTGCAACGGCACGTAGGACACGGCAAACAGCAGGCCATCGGCGTCCTCCAGGCCGACCCAATTGAAATCCCAATCGCCGATGTCCGATCCCAACTGCGCGCTGTAGACGATTTGGTTGGGATTCACAAAGCCGGCGTTTTGCTCAGGGATCTCGTAGGTGTGGACGATCTGGTCCACTGGCGGCTTACCAGCGGCACGATCCACCGGCACTTCAGTAGCCAGACCAGGCACGTTGGCAAAGATGAATTTCGTGATGACCAGGGGCTTTTTCTGGCTTTGTTTCAGGGCGATTTGGCCTTCGCCGGCCAACGTAATACTGGCGCTCACTTTGCGCTCCTACAGGCTGGCGACCAGCGTTTGCTGGTCGTCGTTGAAGTCGATCAGGCCCACTTGCAGGGCCACGGGGGTGATGGTCACGAAGTCGTAACGCCGGCAGGTGCGACCGTATTGCTGGATAAGCACGCGCAGCAGTTCGGGGTTCAGCGACAGCTGGGCGTTGCTGAACTTGAGCAACACCACGTCCCAGTCCCGGTCGGGCTGGCGCTCCTCGATCTCCACGTAGCCCACGCCGAGGCGTTCGAAAATGCGCTTCATGCCGGCGGTGCTGCCAGCGTCCACGGAATTGACAAAGGCGTGTTTCACCCGCAGTCGGAACAGCGATTCCGGCTCGCCCTGAAAGCGCGTGACGTCACGCTGCCAGGCCCACAGCTCAAGGATGCTCATGTGGCAGGTGTCGGGATCGATCTGTGAGTAGGGCCAGCGCAGCCAGCCGGTGACGGTTTCCCACCACGCCTGAGCAGCGGCAACGAGCTTCGAAAGTTCGGTACCGCCCAGCCAGAAAGGCAATTTGAGCTTGGTCATTGCGCAGTCACCTTCAACTGGCCCAAGCGCGGAATGTTCAGCCCGCTGATGATGTCCTGACCCGGAAGGAAGCGCAGGGATGCGATGTCCTCGAATTGCTGGTGAATTTCTTCACTGAGCCGGCTGTAGCTGAAACGCGATTGCGGATAGGTCAGCGTCGGCTGGTAGTCGGTGGCAGTGCTTTCGCGAAACGCGGCCCGTACGAACAGCTCTACCTCTTTCACCAAGACACTGATGCGTTCGGCGCTCAGGTTGGGCTTGGGCCACAGCCACAGCGTCACGGTCGCCGGAACTTCGGGCATGACCATGGCCAGCAGATCGTCGCCGTGGCCGTGGTTGCCCTGGTCGCGGATATGCGCGTTGATTTGCTGCAGGTAGGTGTCCGCCGGCACGCCGGCATCAAACAGAATGTAGGCATTTGCGCTGCCCGGCCCACGGGGTGCGCCATGTTCGAAATACACGCCATCCGGACGCACGCCCGGGAAGGCGGAAATCATGGCGCGATACACCGCGTCGGTGTGCCATTGGTTGACCGCCGAGAACTGGTTGCGTACGCGCAAACGCAGTTGTTCGTTTGGTTCCGGATCTGCACCTGGTGATTCCAGCCAGCCGTCTTTGTTCACCACCTGGACGATGCCGGGGATCGGCACCGGCAGGATCGCGTAGTAACCCGGGGCGAGGTTGAAGCCACTGCCGGCCTCGATCGCTTCCACCGGAACGTCTCGCTGGAGCTGGCCGGGCTGAAACGTCGCCGGCGCCGTGGTGACCAGTTGATAGACATTGCCGTTGATCGCGGCCGACTGCACCACAATGCCCTTTTCCAGTTGCAGCACACCGTCCGGTACCGCACGAGTGAACAGCAATTTACCGCGGGCTTTGGTGGCGCCCTTGCGCTCGACGTTGACTGCCCACGCGAGCATGTCCAGCCAAGCGTCCACCGCCGTTTTCACAAAGAAGTTCGGCAGCACGGTCAAACACAGAAAGTCCAACAGCCACAACACCGGTTTGGTCACCAGCGCGGTCATCACCCGCCAGAACGGCGAATAGCTGCTGGTGTTGGCCACCTTGGCGCCCTGGGCTTCCACTTCCTTTTCCCAGGCAGCCTTCAGCCCCGCTTCGGTGGTCGGAATGCCGGCGTCAGCGATCACCTTTTTAAAATCGACCTGACTCACAGACTTACCTCAATCGATCCGAATTTGATGGTTTTGGCAGTCACCAGGTAAACGCCTGGTTCCTGTTGAGTGATGTGCGCTGTCCCCGGTACCAGGCGTTCGTCGTTCTCCACCAACAGTTCCAGCTGCTGGATGCAGTCGCGTTGACGCAGACGGTCGCGCTCGGCCACCAGCACGACCAGCAGCCCGCTGTCGCGGATCATGTGCGCAATGTCTTGGGCGATGCAGGCGCGATCATCGATCAGCAGCGGCTGGTGCGACGGATCCAGCACCAGGTCGTTGCCCTGGATCAGCAAATCGACGTACTCACTCATCCGCCCACCGCCATGGCGACCATGTTTTCCATCTCCAGCGGTGTCATAGTTTTTCCGGTATGGATGTTCACGTTTTCCACGTGCGTGCCCTTGTTCTGGCTGCTGTTGTTGTTCT